TAAACGATGGAGCAGAAAAGTAGCAGAAAAGTACTTGACATAAATAAGAAAAAAACATAAGAAAATAGATAGCTTTTTATTTCACGTATGGTAAAGGCCACCTGCCCCGGAACAGGGACCTTTGTAATACCAGAGCCAATAAAATCCTTGCAAGGGGGATTTTTTAGGGGTAAAACCTTAGAATCCCCCTTTTTTATTGGCCAAAGATGGAGACAGAATGTTACTTGATTCATTAGATTACGAAATATTGGGCTTGCCGACAGTAGGTGGTAATATAGGGGATCTGTTTGGCAAGCCCAATATTGTCAGAGAAAGCCTAGCGGACTATGACTATGCAAAGGCTAAATGGAAGAAGTGGCAGAAGGAGACAAAAGAGAGCTTTGGGTTTTATGATGGGTCAGGGCAATGGAATAAACAACTAAGGACCTTTTTGGAGTCAAGGAGAAAGCCTGTTATTACGATCAATCAAATTTTAGGGATAGTGAATTTAGTAATCGGGCATTATTGGATCAACCAATTTGATACTAAGGTCTTTCCTGTAGAATCGGGTGATGAAGTAGTAGCAGAGATATTGACTGAAGTGTTAAAACAGATTGAGAGCCAAACAACGGGTAGGAGAGAGGTAGGCAAGGGCTTTATCCAGGCCCTTATTAGTGGAATAGGCTATTTGGACTTAGGATTAGAGGAAGATATGTGGAGACAAAAGGAATACATTAGATATAAGGTCTTTAATCCCTTACATGCCTTGCCCGATCCCGATTATACAGAAGATGATTTCAAGGATGCGGATTTTTTTATTAAAGAGATGGAGTTTAGTAAGAAGAAGTTTATAGCCGCCTACCCAGAGGCAGAAGATTTAATACAGGATTTAACTAACTATTATGCCTTAGAACTTGACTCTGGCATTGTTGACCACGATTCCCGTCCTGGCGGTAGATATGATGATGCCGATATGTTTGGTATGCCCCGGAACCGTACTCCCTACAAAGTTATCGAAAGACAGTATCGGGAATATAAAGATACCTACCTTATTGCTGATCCCTTTAAGGATAATGTAATAGAGCTTGAGCGGGAAGAATATTTACAACACAGAGGCACTTTTATAGATGATCTGGAGATTGTTAAAAAACGCACCCCTGCCCTAAAGACTATTTCTATCCTCCTTGGCCCTAACGAAATTATCGAAGGACCAGTCGAAAGCCCCGTACATAATTATTATTACTCCATTACCCCTATTTTTGCGTATGATTCTTTAGGGAAAAAATTTGGCATAGTGGAAAACTTGAAGGGGCCACAGATGGAGCGCAACAAACGACGGGCTCAACTATTGGAAATGCTGCTGTTAGCTCCCCAGGTTGGCCTTACTATAGATCACGGAGCACTTAGTCCGGCGATGATAGCAAAAATAGAACGGGAAGGAATATCGGCAGGGAGTATCTTAGTTAAAATGCCGGGTAGAAATATACAGGTCCGGCCCCAAGCCCAATTTCCTGATGGCTTTTTTAGGTTAGAGCAGGAAGCGAAAGACGACTCCTATGATGTTTCTAGTGTAAATAAAGACCTATTAGGCTTTAAAGATGATAAAACAGCATCGGGCAGGGCTATTGGCTTGAGACAAAGGCAGGCAGCAGTGTCGTTACAGGGGTTGCTGGAAAATTTCAAGTTTGCCAAGCAGCATCTTAGCCGGATGGTACTATGGCTAGTCCAGGACACCTATCAATATGATGACTTTATTAGAGTTATCGGCCAAAAAGATACCCCCCTTAGACAAAGGCTGTTCGATAAGGGGATAAGACGTATCTTAGAGGACTTAACGATTACCGATTATGATGTTGTAGTAGCGGAAGGGGAAAGCACCCCTACTGCACGGCTGGCAAGGTTTGAAGAGGCAATGAGTCTGCTCGAATCCCCTCTCCAAAAATACTTTCCCCCACAGGCAATGGCAGAGATAGGAAAAGCATTAATAGAAATGAGTGATATGCCAGGTGATATTAAAGATAGTATCAGGCAGCAGACAGAGGTACTAGGACAAATTATGGGCGGGGCTAATATGCCTCCTACGGGCCGGCAGATATTTCCGGCTGGAGGCAATATTGGAGCACCGCCACTACCACCACAACCCGGCCCGCCACCTATGGCGGCAGCTATAGTATAAAGGGGGAAGCATAATATGGTAGCTCCTAAAGTAAAAGCGGGTAAGACTAAAGTCAAGCAGGTCTTTACTAAATATGTACCGTCTCCACCGGCAGAAGCACCGGTTGTTGCACCAAAGGCCAAAAAGGGAAAAAGGGATGAGTAAAAAGAAGTATTCAGAGAAAGCCCAGGATAAGATAGCAACCGTAATGCGGGAGGGCTATGCAGGGAAATTGCATTCAGGCAAAGGGCCAATAGTAACTAGCCCAGAGCAGATGAAGGCCATTGCACTATCTGAAGCCCGGGAACGGGGCTATAAAGTGCCTTCAGTTAAAAAGAAAGGGCGATAGGATAAAATAGAGCTTGTTAATAAAAAAGAAGGAGGTGGTAAGATGGCAAAGACAGTTTGCAAACCAAGTCCGAACATGGAGCCCTCACAAGAAGGGATAATGAAAGGCATGTCTGGAAAGGGTACTAATAAGGGTAATGACCAGATGATGCCAGAGATGCAGAAAGGAACGAATAAGAAAGAGGGTAAGCATATGGAGAAATAACTTACTTCTCAGAGTAAGTAAAAATTGATCTTCTCCAAGCCGTTGCAACGGTTGAGAAAAGTCCCGTCTCATGGAGAAGGAAAGGGCATAGGAAGGGGGACATTCCTATTGAGCTTGGCTGGGTTATCCCAGTCCTCAGTAGAGAATGTCCCCCTTTTTTTATGCCCAAAGTATCGGGCCGGTTACTAAGCAGCAATGCTTACCCGAAACGGTTACTAGGTAGAAATACCTACCCGAAACGGTTACTAGGCAATAATGCCTACCCGAAAGAAAGGAGACCTAAGATGGAACTAAAATTTGATGCCAGTATTGCCGATGACCTTCTTGGTGAAGGTGATGGCAGTACAACTCCCGGAGATTCGCCTATTAGATTTGACTCTGAGACTCCCCCGGATACTTCTTTATCTGCTCTATTAGATGAGATAGATAAAGAACCCGTAAGCGGTGAGCCAGAGCCACAGATAGACGAGGCTCTAAAGAAGTTTATGGCTAAGTATGGGAACGATCCTGCAAAGATCGCTGCGGCGGCCCTTGAGTCGCAAAAGCGGATGAATAAGGTTGCCCGGGAGCGAACCCAGTATGAACGTGAGCTACGGGAGCGTGAAGAAAAAATAAGGGAATTACGCTCCTTAACAGTGCAACCCCCACAAGGCAGGCAAGCAAATCCTTCTCAAGACCTTCCTGAATGGGATGAGGTGTATCCAGACCCTAATAAGTTCTTTCCTATAATAGATAGGCGGATAGAAGAAGTTACCCACGCTGTCTTACAAAATGCCCGCCAGCAAGAGCAGCAGAGGCAGGCATTACAAGAACTTAAAACGGCGGATATAGAGTTTGAAGATAATCATCCCGAACTCAGTATAGAGGAAGTTGAGAAGGTCAAGCGTTATGCTGAACGTAGAGGCGTCCGATACTTAGAAGATGCCTACCGAAGCATTCTGTCTATACAACAGCAGACAGGCGGTAAGAATAGCGGCAAAGACAACCGTCGTGCAGAGATTGCTCGACTCACCAGACCGAGAACTTTACGGTCTAGCGGTGTCGGCGGTATGGGAAGCGGCGGTAGTACGAATTTAGAAGAAGAGCTACAGAAGGTCGCTAACGGGAGTATGGAAGACTATGCCAAATTACCGCCAACAGTTCAGAAACGCATCCAATATATGCTTGCTAGGGGGGGGTTGCCAGAAGAATAGAGGTGAGAAAATAAATGGCAGATACTAGCATTGCAACTGGAAGTGCTTTAACTCAGAAGTTATGGGATAAGGCGATAATTTTTGAGGCCATGAAGTATTTATACTTCAAGCGGTTTAGTGGCCCTGGTATGAACAATATTTTTGAGGAAAAGGATGATCTATCCAAGAAGAAGGGCGATAGGATAACCTATCAGCTCTTTATGAAATTGGCCAATGCTCCCTCTTTAAGCGGTAGTACCCTGGAGCTTAACGAAGAGGCTTTAGTTCCTTACTCCGATACTGTAACGGTGGAGTTAATGCGGAACGGTGTCCGGCTAGATGGAGAACTAACCGAGCAACGGGTAGTTTTTAACCTGCAAGAGACTGCCAGGCAGGCCCTAGCGATATGGTTAGCTGAAACGATAGATTCATATTGTTTCAGGTTTCTCTGGGGAGATACGACCCTTACCTTTGGTGAAACGGCGCAAGCACCAGAGGCTACTGCTATAGTCTATGCGGGTGATGCGACAAGCACTAGCGATATTGATGCGAGTGATACCTACGATCTTACTCTTATGGATGCGTGTAAGGAAAAAGCTATCACCCGGGACCCAATGGTAAGGCCGCTGAATGTTGATGGAGATGAGGTTTATATCAACATTCTACATCCGTTTCAAATTACCGATATACGGAGCAACACCGCTGCGGGCCAGTGGCAAGATTATCAGAAATATGCTGCGGCCCAGGATGGGCAAAAAAATCCCATCTTCACAGGGGCAAATGCCATGTACAATGGTGTGCTGATCCATTCCCATAGGAACATCCGTACAGTAACCAACTGGGGAGCGGGTAGTAATGTTAATGGCGCAGAGGGATTGTTCTGTGGGAAGCAAACCGGGTGTATAGCCTGGGCAAAAAAGCCTTTCTGGAGGCAGAAGTTGTTTGATTACCAGGATAAGGCTGGTTTTGCATGTGGAGCTATATTGGGTATTAACAAGACTATCTTCAATAGTCTGGATTATGCCGTGTTTGTAGTTCGGTCAGCGGCAGTAGCCCATAGTTAATAGGAGGTGATGGGAGAATGAAAAAGCTATTGATTCTTGCAGCAGCTCTTTCGCTTCTATTAACTCCTTTAGGGGTGGGGGCTGCGGATGATGAGAACTTCAAGATTTTAACAATTACCAGTGCAACCTATAACAGTTCGACAGCCGGTTATCCTTATTTAAGTGTGTCTCCGTGGCTTGATCTTACCACGGGGTCAACCAAGAAGATAGGTGGCGCAACTGATACTTATGGGTTCATGGAAACCTTTTTCCTCCATGCTATCAACAATGGCGGTGCGGCCAAGAGCATTGTTGTCAGACTGGAGCATAGCCCTGACAAAGATGTTGCCTATACCCTGTTTGATTTCCCATCCATAACCAGCACAACTAATTATGTGCGAAGTTATGCGTCTGGGCCAGTCAATTTCCAAGGGGTAGGGCGGTATGTACGGGCGAAAGTGATTTTTGGTGGAAGCGGTGCAGCTTCATGGGCTATTCGCCTGAAGTTGCAACTAAAGCGGTAGTAAGGAAAGAGAAGGAGGGGGGGTATTAGGAAGTTCCCCTCTCCTATCTCCAGAAAAGGAGCATATTTTGGTTCTATTGACCTTTGTTGTTATCCTGACTATTGCACTTAGTATTGATCCCTTTACCACCGATTGTTTGAACTATAAAACCCTGAGCTTGCTGACATTTGGGGGAGTAGGGGCGGTGGTTTTATTCTGGAAGCAATATCCCCTATTTTCTGTTCTTGCCCTTGTGGCCTTATACCATTATGTCAGTCCGGCAGGTATGTTCCCGCCTAGTCTTATTGTGCTGGCTTATGGAGTGCTTTTTACCGCACTCTTTTATTTCTGCAAAAACCATCTCCAGGATAATTGGATTAAGATGGCTATATGTGTGGCGGCTATTTTCCAGGCTGGTTATGGTCTGATGCAAATTTTCTATGACCCGATATTTACAATGATTGACGAATCCCTTGTAAGTTGGCGCATATTTGGGACCTTCGGCAATAGTCAGTATTGGGCAATGTTTCTGGTGGCAGCTATCCCGCTATTTTTTGTCAATAGTTCGGTTCGTTATTTCAGGGCAATAGGATTACCTATAGTATTGGGGGCGTTATTAGCCAATATTGTTGTCCGCCATGAGATAGGATTTAGTGAAATGGTGGGGGTGATTGCCGGATTGATATGGGTGGCGCATTTAGGCATTAGGCGGCATTTCTTTCTTCCTTTTGTTGTAACGAGTCTTTTAGCAGGGATTTTAGTGAGTGTTATGCTGAGCTTTTCATCAGCAATCAGGAGTAATGTAGTTATGGCATTCAATAACCGGCTTTATATTACCAAAGAGACCATGTCTCTTATTAAGAAACAGCCCATAACAGGTTATGGGTTGGGCTTTTATGAGCCTATCATGTCGTTATATGATAAGCAATGGGAGCATACGCAGGCCCGGGGGCCTAACAAGTGGGGTAAAGACACGATTCTTACCTATGCCCATAATGAATATTTGCAGGCATGGTTTGAACTGGGTTTGCTGGGGTTGGTAGGAAGCGTGGGACTATTCTGTTACGTTGGATGGCAGGCATTATTTGGGACTGTAAATATGCCCTATTGGTATAGTGTATTTATTGTCGGACTGTTCGCATGGGTACATTTCCCCTTGCACTTGCCTTTTATGGCGGTGTTTTTTCTTAGGGGGACCGAGCAGCCACTGCCAGTGAAAAAGAAAAAGGGGAAAGGGTTGTATTATGGTTGCCCAATGCCCAGGACGGTGAAGTTTATTTGAAAGGAGGTGGAAATAAACATGGAGGTATTAGAATATTACGATCCGCAGGCAAATAAGGAGGTTAAGAAATTTTGTGGGATAGTTTTTATTAAGGGTCGTCCTACCCGGGTATTTGACGATACGATTGTTAAAAGGGCTATGAGGGCACCTGCTGTATTTCGGATTGTTGACAAATCCGATGAGGATCGGCAGGCAGAAAAAGCTGCCATGATAAAGCAGATTAGCTTGGCAGAGGCAGTAAAACAGTTGGAGGAGCGGCAGGATAAGGTGGATGATGCTTTGCAAAGTATCCTAGTCCTTTTGCAAGAGAAAAAAAGTAACTTGAGAAAAAAGGAGGATTAAAGAAGATGGGAAAGAATTACGAGCAAGACCTGACCCCTAAGTTGTATGGAACAGGGAACCAAAAGACCGGGAATGCTAGCGATATGGGGCCTTATGGTGTTCCTACGTTTACAACTGACGAGACCGAGAAAGAGATCAATGCCGGTGGAGGCCCGATCAATATGCCCCTAACAGAAAAAGAAGGCTTTTTTAAAAAGGGAAAGTAGCTAAAAAGGATGGGGCTGGCCCTATGCCCAGCCCCTAGCTATAGGGATTTATATGGCAAAGTACAGCCTGTTACAGATGATAAATATTGTAAAGCATAAGCTGGGAGAAGATGTTTTAGCTACCCTTGCTTCTACAACCGATAGGCTGGCTCTATATTTGATGGATGAAATTAATCTCCTGATGTACGAAATAGCTGGGGCAGCAGACTGGAGATGGCTTTATCGGCGTGGGAACAGCTTCGCCACTGTAGTTAATCAACAAGACTATTCTGCCGCCGGAGGGGAGCTAAATAGCGATGCAGAGTATTACTTTAATTTCCGGCAACAAAAGACCCCACTCCTCTTGAAACGCAGGGATGAAATTTGGTTAGCGCATATCTATCCAGACTATACAGATAGTGAGGGCGACCCTGAAAATGTTATTGTGCCAGCCTATCAGACAATATGGCTTGACCCAATTCCTACATCGGTAATGACTATTTATTACGATGACAAAAAATATATTACCCGTCTGACTGCTGATGGAAACACGCCCGATATACCAGAAAAAGATCAACATATCCTTCTTACTGGGCTTATATGGAAGGGAATGGAATTTATCGCTAAAAGCGTAACACCGTTGTCAACAAAAGAAGAAAGCAAGTTTTACGCTAAACTACAAAAAATGATAGACATTCATAGTGACCCACTGCCAGATCATTATCCCAAAATGGCAGGGTGGGATTATGGAGAGAATCCCTATGCCTAGTTTAATGATAAGAGATTTTAGTGCTGGGAAAAACTCCCGATTACCTGGAAATTTAATTCCCGATAACGCTGTCCAAGATATTTTGAATTGGGAATTTAACGTTAATGGTGGGCCTAAGACTAGAAATGGCACGAGTAAGTATAACCCTATAGCTGTTGGGGCTGGTGGGGCAATAACAGGCATGTTTCTCTGCAAATATAATGATGGAACACGCAAATTTGTTGTATCCGAAGGGACAGAGTTGCATGTAGATGCTGCTGGTGTTTTTAGCTCTATCAAAACGGGACTAACTAGTGGGCAATATCCCCAGATGGCTATGCTGGCTAATCTGGCTGTCTTTGTCAATGGTGCAGAGGCCCCGCAAAAATATAATGGAACTACAGTATCCGATTTAGGTGGGAGTCCACCGGCAGATCCTTCAATAATTTGTGCCCACCGCAATCATTTGTTTATGGCTGGGGCGAGTGCCGACCCCAGTAAAATAACTGCCTGTGCGGTTAATACCCCAGAGGATTGGACAACGCCGAATGATTCATGGACAGGCTATTGCGGGTATCAGGATGGAGACCCACCTATAGCTTTTCTTTCATTTATGGATACGTTTTTGTATGTGTTTAAGAGACAAGCTATTTGGCGAATACTGGGTAGTACAGGGAACTCATCTAGTGCTAATGTTTTTACACCAGAAAGAGTAGCATTTTTAACCGGCACAGTAGCCCGCTTCTCGGTTGTCTCAATCGGGTCAGACGCTTTCTTTTATGATGTTGAAGGGATAAAGAGTCTTGCCGATACCGAGCGGGCCGCTGGGATAGAATATCCTAATTTAACTTTTAACATTCAGAACGATATTATTGGCCTGAAAACACAGAATTATAGCATGTTTTATGGGGTTAATCATAAGACCAAATCACAATACTGGCTTGCTGTAGCTGAACCGGGACAAACCAATAACAATATAGTTATTGTGCTGGATTATTCTTTGAGAACGCCTGGGCCTGCTGGGACGTTGCTCCCTGCCGCAACAATTTTTAAGTTTACTGAGCCTAAAAACATTATTTCTTTAGCCCTTATAGAAGCTACTACAGGCCAAGACATTTTGTACGCAGGTTCACACGATGGCTATATCTATCGGTTGGATACAGGGACTAACGATAATGGATCGGCTTTTACCAAAAGACTCAAAACTAAATCCTATGATCTTGGTTTACCAAATATATACAAGAATTTCCCGTATCTATTCTCACGAATTAAACAGGGTGCGGATGGTAGCTTTACTTTGAATATAAAATGGGACTTGGATTCGGAGGTAGAGACAGGTGGAAGTTATGATATGACGATAGCCTCGGCAGGGACGAAGTGGGGGGCAAAAAAATGGGGAGAGTTTAAATGGGGAGCTAAAAGGGTTACGGCTAAAGACATTTGCCTACCCCAATATGGCAGAACAATAGGGCAAAATATCGCCTTTACTTTTACTAATACAGGGAAAGATGAACCGATAGAAATACAGGAATTTGTTTTACAAGGAGAACCAGTAGGGGTATTGGGGCCTAAATAAATGGGGAAAGTTGCTTTATCAAGACTATATGTTTATTCAGATAATGTTAATGACGCATTAGGTTCAGAAGTCAAGGCTGAATTTGATCAGATAATTGACGAGATGGATAACAATACCATCTTAGACCTGACTTCAACCTGGCCCACGTCCTCAACAGATGGTGATGCTTGGTTTCACCAGGTGGCAGAAGATGTCTTACTGGATGATGGTACGATAGTTTATGGCCTTAATAGCCTCAAGGTTACTGCTGGTGCAGGGGGAGTATCGGCTTATGACGTAGTATATGTTTCTGCCCTGGGAAATGCCCCGACGGTTCTCAAGGCCGATAATAGTGCCCTGGCTACCTCTTATGTCCTGGGGATTATGATGCAGGCGGTAGCGGCCTCTGCGACTGGGGCATGTAAGTTTTCTGGCTATGTGAGAAATACATCGTGGGCATGGACAGGATTAGGGCCTATTTATCTTGGTACAGGTGGTGGTCTAACCCAGACCGTTCCTTCACCGGCGGCGGGAGGTGCCAGGGTGATAGTAGGATACCCGATTGCTGCTACCATTATGATTGTTAGGCCACAGATAGTAAGGGAGTTTTAAAAAAATGTTGTGGGTTTTAATAGGTGTAGCTTTAATATCTTTAGCCGGCAGTTTCTGCATACTCTTATGTTTAAGAGAGAGCAAGTCATATTTGGAGAATAGATATGCGAAAAAATAAGATGCCTGGTTGGCTACGATACGCAACGACCATAGGCTTTGCCATAGGGCTAATTTGGGCTTTAACGACCTTAGCTTTTGGAGGGGATGCAACTCCGCTAAAAGCTGGTACGGTATTCTCAAAAGAGTTTCAGGCGGGTGATTATATCGGGCCGGCGTTTGGGGGCTTGGGTTTTGGTGGATCGGCTACAGGGGACATAATAACGGGACTGAGTGGTGGACGCTGGGGGCGATTGTTAGGGAGTAGTGGCGTTTCAGGGTACTATATAAGGACTCAGGGTAGTGGTGGGCCTGCGTATTTCTCTCCAATCTTTGGTATAGCATCCCCTATACAGGGGGATATAGTTTATTATAACGGTTCTATTTGGACAAAGCTACAGGCAGGTGCTTCAGGTACATACTTAAAGACCCGGGGGGTGGGGTCTAATCCGGCTTGGGAACATGGTATTTATGATAAAATGACGACTGCTACCTATGATATGTCTACTGCTACGGGTACAGTTTCTTATACTGGTGCGGGTTTTAGTCCTCAATCGGTTATTGTCTTTGGGCAAGTAAATAGCGACCCTGCGCTCTCCGTTGGTTTTGCTAATCGTTCCGAGAGTGGAGAGAGTATACTACAGCTCCAGAGTGGCAATAGTGCTGAATCCGCAGGCTTGATTCACTTGGAACTTGGTGGAGGGGCAAAACAAACAGCAGTTATAAGTTCCTGGGACACAGATGGCGTTACATTAAGCTGGACTAAAACCGGATCGCCTACTGGAACGGCCAATGTCAAGTTTTTATACCGGAGGTGAACTAGGATAAGGAGAGGGATACCGTGAAGACAAAAAAAACAATGGTTGGAATAATTCTCTTATTTGTTAGCTATTTCTTATTGCCTATTGCCCAAGGCCAGGGGGCTATGAATTTTCTTTATAATGCTAAGAGCGGGAAGTTAATTCAAGACCCTACAGAGCGGACAAAGGAACAAATCTTAAAAGCCTCGAATAAAGAAGCAGAAGAAGCGGAGTATCAGATGATTACCTTGACTCCAGCAGAAGAAGCCCAGGTACGGTCAGGTGATCTTACTGTGGTAGTGGAAAAAGGGATATTGGTCAAAAGGGCGGTGGTTAAAATCATAACTGAGAACCAGAAAGCCAAGCAGGAGTTGAAAGCCTATATATTAACAGCTTTTCCTGAACTAACTGATGCCTCAGAGCTAACAGTAGAGAAGGTGAAAAAGCACACTACAATAGGAGGAGATGCTAAAGCAATATTATATCAGGCCATAATGAATGGTGATTTGAACGAATAACTTAGGTAGGAGGATAGTGATTTGGTAAAGCCATTAGGTATAGAAAAACAGGAGGGGAGGGAATTTTTTAGTGCCTATAACCCCACATCTGCCAGTTATATTTATGATGAAGCTGGGGGCCAAGCCGCTACGTCTGGGCAGTTTTTTGTTGAGAAATATGACGAGAAAATCATCCAAATAGCTATCCCCACCCTTGGTTCAACGTCTATTGATGTAAGGATAGAAGGCAGGGTGAAAGATGCTGGTAGTGGGCGGTGGGGAGAAGTCTGGACAAAAAACTATGCTGCCGCCACAACGATAGATGAGCTTGTTGTGATCCCTGAATTGCTGGAATACATACGGGTAGGGGTTAAAGTGAATACCAATGGGACGGATAGCATCACTATTTTGGGCGGTTTTCGGAAAAGGAGATAGTTAATGAAGAAACGCTCTAGGGTGTATATTATTGGTTTTCTAATCCTGCTAGTAGGGGTAGTAGTCTTTAATGATTTCTCGGAGGGAGAGGGCCGAGGAAATTTATGGTCAACTAAGGCTATTAAGGCTTTAGAGCAACTTATTGATGCTGCTGGTAATATTAGTTTAAGTAACTTTACTACTGGTATTCCAGTCAGTAGGGTTCTTTATACTGATAGTGATGCTAAGGTGGCTTCTAATTCTGGTCTTACTTTTGATGGCTCTACTTTTGCCTTAAAGTTTCCTTTTACTGTCGGTGTGGATGATGCCGGTCATGATGTGAATTTCTTTGGTGCTACATCTGGCAAGAAATTCTTTTGGGATGAGAGCCTGGACAAGGCATTTACTTATGGGGCGCACGAAATAGGTGATGGTACTAATTATACACTGTTTAGTAATGCCGGGGTTCCGTCTTATGTCGGTTCCGCTAAGCCTACCGAATGTAAGTATCTCGATACAGTAGATGCTTACCTGCCAGCCGCCAGCCCAGCCGCCTTAGTAACGGTAGCGGGCAATGGAGCATATCAGGTATTAGATTATGATGCCGATACTGATGAGACAGCATGGTGGAGATTTAGAGTACCAGCAGGTTATGATGCTGGGAATGTTACCGTAGAATTTTATTGGCACTCAGCGGCGGCTGTGGTAGGAGATGTTATTATGGTAGCCGATATAGTAGCCGTAAGTGATAGTGATCCAGAAAATGGTGCAGTAGTTAGCACTACCCTGGATACCTCAACGGCCGATCCTGCTTTTGGTGATCGTCAGACCGGTACAGGAACCCTGGTAACACCGTTTGTAGCGGGCGATCAAGTAAAAATTGGCTTCAGGAGAGATGCGAATGCGGCTGGCGATACCTTGGTAGGAGATATGAGATTAACGGGCTGTTATATTTGCTGGTCAAGGGGGAGCTAATGAAAAGATTAATTTTAGCCATATTATTTAGCTTATTTTTATCCTCACAGACTTGGGCAGGTGATCGGGTTGGTTACTGGAATATGAACGAAGCCAGTGGCAATCTGACCGATCAATCAGGCTATGGGAATAATTGTACAGCCAACGGAAGCCCTGATTATAGCCAGGCAGGGGCTCCTAATAGAGGGACAGCCATAGGATTTGATGGAAACACAGATTGGTTTAATTGTGGGACTGGAAGTAGCTTGGATTTGACAGGGAATTTTACCATTTCGGTTTGGGTATACCCGCAGGAGACAACTAATGGAGGTATAATAGCCCATGATAATGGTTCTGGGGCTAGTAATGTATCTTGGTATTTACAATTAAATGGTAGCTCTCTAATTCAGGGAGGCATATCGAATGGCACGACATATAATCTTAGGAACTCTTCTGCCTACAAATTAAACGAGTGGTATCATGTGGGATTTGTTGTCTCTTCTACTCAATTAATATTATATGTGAATAGTATTGCTGGAACTCCCTTAACAAGAACTGTTAATCCCCAATCACAACCAACATGGGACGCTGAGATAGGAGCACGGCAGGAGGCTGGAATATATGCCCAAGCTATCATAGATGACGTTAAGCTTTTTAACTATGCCTTATCGGCTATCCAAATTCAGCATGAGTATCAGCAATCCCGTCTAGCCATTTCCAGAAAGCATGAGCCCTGGAAATGGACAGACTTATTTAGTTTAGCCTTTAATATGAAAGGAGACCAGATATATGAAAAA